ATGCAAAGCCCAATTGATTGCAGTACCAAACTCTTGTATGTCTGCATACTTGTAACCCATCATTATGATTCCTTGAAGATTTTAGCAATGGTCTCATCAACCATTTCTGTTTTGCGGCGGCTGACTTCAAAGTCAATTTGTTCTTGTTGTTCTGGTGTCATGAGTCTACTTATTGCTGCTGATACTGAGAAGGCTGCGGCACTAGTATAGAACTCAATCAGGGCTGAAAGAAACTGTTTCTTATCTCCAGTCTGGGCAGCCTGGTATAAATCACGGCCTTCTTTTTTCATTATGTCTGAGTTAAAGAACTCAAACTGTGCATCAATAACATCTTGCAATGGGTCATCTGTTGTTTTGAAATTCATATTGTTCTCCTTAGATAAAGTTCTCGTTGTTCCAGCGTGCTTCAAAGCGCTGGCTTTCTGCCCATAGTTCTTCAAAGTAACTGTCTTCTGCTGACTCTTCTGGTGTAGGGCGGGGAAACATTTTCTCCCAGCATTCTGGGTGAGTACCACTAATAATCTGTTCACGCTGTGGCACTGGCATATCAGGAAATGCGTCTTGAATTAGAGCGCCTTCTGTATACTTGAGTAACTGGTCAAACTTGACTGCGACTGTGCCTGTCTCACCGCAGTGAATGCAGGGCTTGGTAAAGACTAGTTCAGTATGTGACATAACTGTGATTCCTTTCTGACTGACTCGTAGTTATCTGCGATGTGTACCTCTACCCATCAAAAAAAAATAGAAGCGGGAGGCAGGGCTGTAGCCCTACCTCCCGCCGGTACTTAGATTAGTTCATCAACCTCAATCTGGATGATGTACTGAGGATTCTTCGGGTCTTTCCGATTCACACGGGTTAGCAAGCGACCAATTACGGTAACTGCTGCGCCGTCAGGAAGTTGTGCAAGTTGAGCACCAACTGTGTCTTTCTTAGCAACAAGACCAACATTGAGAGTAGTCATCTCAATGGGGTCAGTTAGACGCTGGGTGAACCAGCCAGTAACGAGGGTTCCTCTTTCGTCAGAGAAGGACTTGACCTTCTTGACCGTACCTTCAACTTCAATAAAGTTTTTCACTTGCGTTTCCTTTCAGGTTAGTCTTGCTCTGAGTTGGGGCGATACCCCTCTCAGAATGAGAGGGGTGAGCCCTTTTTGCTTAGAGTGTAATGAATTGACCATTACTGTTGATGAGCATTCGCTCTTCACGCTTGGAGGGAAGTTCTCCTGCGTGGAACTTACAAGCCTCAACAACTGAGCAGATATTTGGGAAGCAATCGCCGTCACCGCTTGGAACGGCGATTGCTGTATTACAATCGGTACAACCGATTTCTGAGGTTGCCATATGGCAGATGTGGCAGATTGCTTGAACATGATGGTTCTCAATCCAGTACTCCCAATCGCTTGATTGCTTAGCGCGTGCCCATTTTCCACGCGCTACGACTTCATCAGTCCACTCTGCTTCTTCATCAAGCCATTGCGGCGAGAGTTTGAGAAGCAGAGCCTCTGATAATCCGTCAGTTATCTGATGGGTTTGATGAGCGCGGGAGTCACGGGTTTCGTAATCACGGTCATTACCTTCTGCCTTGCGGTTATCTCCACGGAGTTCGTAGGCACCGTCTGCGCGTTGCCATTCGGAATCAAGAACGGTACGGTCATCATCGGTGAGGTTATCTTGGATAACCTGAGCGATGAATAGTTGGGTTTCGTTCCAGGATAATTCTTCTGGAGAGCAGGTGTACTCGTAGAATCTGAAGATTCCCCGAATTTTCCGGTTCACTTCTTCAATGGTGGGTAGTTCTGAGGGTGTTTCTGTTGTGATAGAGAGACCCTTTTGCGCGGTGATAAACCGAAGAGTGTCTTCGGGTGCGTAGTCGTGTTTGTGACTCACGGGTTTATCCTTTCTTTTGTCTTTCAGCCAGGGTGACTGAAATCAAGGAGCCCTCACCGGCTTGTCACGAAGGGGCGATAGCGCCAACGAGCGAAGCGAAGCCCGAAGGGTCAACGTTCTGAACGTAGTGAAGATCGTTGATTGGCGCTGCTCTCTACCGCCCCTGAGCCTGAGGGTTGGAAGGGGCCCACGCAGTGGGAAGGAGGCCGCCCTTGACAAGTCGGTATAATGGAAAGGGCTCGGAAGCGCCAGAACCAAACCGAGCGCGGCGAATAGACGCGCTGTCTTGGTTCCTCAACCGGAGCGCAGGGCTCCGGGCTGTGACCTTTGGCATAGCATTATAAAGGTAGATAAAAAGCAATGCTGTGGTAAAGGTCATTGAATGGTGCCCTGTTAGCGTGGCGAGCCGTGCGAGCCAGGTTGAGAGCGCGATTGGCCTAGACCAGCAACAAGGCAACGACTACCAGGCGGGTTTGAATCTTGTTTTTACTGTGGGCACACGGTTTATGTGTGTCCCTGGAGAGGACTCTGCCAGCCTTACCCTGTATCAGTACAAACTGTGCGTCAGTCAACTAAACTGGCTGTGGGTCAGCCTGCTGACCCCAGACTGTTTAGTTTTGGTGGTACTGTATGTTGTATCTCCAGTTAAAATTTTCTGGTACAGCAGTAGCCCAGTACGCCCCCAGTCTTAAAACAGAACCCGCCATTTAGGCGGGTAGTAAAAATAGTTTATAACAATCTGGTAACAAAACGTTCGTTTTGACTGTTTGAACGGATTAATACTATATAGGAACTGTTTTTTAAATAGTTACTTCGCAAGGCTTTTTATTAGCCTTGCTCAGTAACCAGTTACAGATACAGTTACAAACTGTCATCAGCATAGGACAACTATGCCTACTGAACGGGACATATGACTTTTCAAAGCGGGGATAATAATAACCAGAGAAAGGCATCTGCTGAGGCAAAGGCAAAGATGCTGGAGATGGTCAGAGGGGGCTCTAGCCCCCACCAAGCCATGATTGCTCTGGGGAAGAAACCAGACACAGTTCGTATCTGGTGCCTTCGGGATAAGAAGTTTGCCTCTGATTTGGTAGAGGCCAAAGAGTATGCCAAGACCTCCAGCCTTGAGGCTCTGGGGGTGGACAAGGCAACCATCCCCTTTGCCGACTTTAGTAAGATATTTCTAGACCAGACAGTTTTCCCTCATCATCAGGACTGGATTGACCTGATTGAGGGGCGGGAGCCCGGTTGGCTCCCTGAAGGAATTATCTACGAGCCAGGTGATAGACACCGGCTCCTGATAAACGTCCCACCTGAGCACGCTAAGAGCACGGTGGTGACGGTGAATTACGCAACTTACCGCATTGCCCTTGACCCTAACGTCCGAATCATTATTGTTTCCAAGACCTTAGTCAAAGCACGGGAGTTCGTGTACGCAATCAAGCAGCGCCTCTCACATCCTCGGTGGTTAAAACTACAGACAGCATTCGGGCCAGAGGGTGGTTGGAAGCAGGACGCAGACACTTGGCGTGTTGACACGGTCTATCTCGGGGGCGATGCGCGTAATTCATCTGAGAAAGACCCCACCATCCAAGCCCTAGGTATGGGTGGACAGATTTACGGCGCACGCGCCGACCTGATTATTCTGGACGACTGCATTACTACGGCAAATGCCCACGAATGGGAAAAACAGATTGATTGGTTACAAAAAGAAGTAATCACCCGTTTGGGTAAAAATGGTAAATTGCTGATAGTAGGAACACGAATTGCGCCGAATGACTTTTATAAAGAACTCCGAGACCCGAAGCATTGGTCTAATGGGCGGAGCCCTTTTACTTATATGGGGATGCCTGCGGTACTTAAGTACGCAGAGAAGCCTGAAGATTGGCAAACCCTATGGCCTAAATCGGATTATCCATGGGATGGCGACTCTGACATACCTGACGAGCAGGGGCTCTACCCTAAATGGGATGGGCCGACAATCGCCAAGCGCAGGGGAGAAGTTACCCCCAGCACATGGGCGCTGGTCTACCAGCAAGAGGATGTCCAAGAAGACTCCATCTTCCCGCCGGTCTTGGTTCAAGGAAGTACTAACGGGGCTAGGAGACGGGGGCCTCTAAAGCCTGGCGCTATGGGTCATCCCGCTCAAGTGGATGGCTACACGATTATCGGCTTTGACCCCGCTATGGCGGGTAACGCAGCGTGGGTGGTTG